GTCAATTGCGGATACATTGATCCCGAGGCCAAGAAGGAGATTGACGAGGCTACTGAAAAGCTCGTTACCCTTCGCGGAACGCTCGCCGTGATGAGGGAACCCGAGCGCCCCGAGCTGTTGCCACCCGTCGAGTCGATCGACCGCCCCAAGCCCGAGTCGATGCCGGCGTTTGTCGCCGCCCCCGCCCCCACCCTGAAGCCGGTTCCTGAATCGATTTCCAGGCCATATCCCGTCGAGCCCGAGTACGAGACCGTGCCGCAGCCGGTGGCAAGGCTTCAAGACAGGGCGGCGGTCGTCGCGGCCATTGCCGAAGCGCAGTCAGCCCCCGAGGTCATCGCCGAGATCGAGAGATCTGTCTCATCGCTTAACGATCGACTCGCCACACTCGCGGCTATCACTTACGACATAGACAACATGGCCGAGCAGAATTTGGCGGCAGGAGAAATGGCGAGGACAACACTGGCAGCCGCCTACACGAACGCCAGCAATGAGCTGAAGATGAGTGAATCATGGCTTGGCGATATGAACGCGAAGCTTGCCGCAGTATCCCAGCAGGTAGAGAGCATCGCTTCTCTTGAGTCCAGCAAGAATGAAATGGACGACAAGAAGAAGGAATGCGAAGTGCTGTGCAACGATTGGCGGCAGTATCAGGAGGCATGGGGAAGAAACGGAATTCCTGCGAGGTTTGTTGAACTGGAGGCCCCGCTTATCGATTCCATGGCCAATGAGATCCTTGCCATGTTTTACCCCAAGCTGTTCATTGAGACCATGACGACGAAAGTTGATTCATCGGGCGACACCTCCGATACCTTCGACATCATGGTGTACAACACCGAGAAGGGAACCAAGCAGTCGCTCTCCTCCCTATCCGGCGAGGAGACGAACTTCGTGTTGTCGTCACTGTTCTTCGCATTCCGCCAGAAGTACACCGAGAACACTGGCCGGCGCATCAATTTCGTGTTCGAGGACGAGCAGGACGACCACGTTTCGCTCGCCATGCAGCCGAACTACTGGAACATGGTGCAATACCAGCAACAGCTTGAGGGCAAGCTAAGGCTTTGCACCTCGCACTCCGCCGAGTTCCCGAACAGGATGGAGAATGTAATCGACCTTGAGGCTATGGGAAATCGCACATGACCGAAATATACATGGCCTCGCTCCAGGAGGCGTGTATAATCGTTGACGCCAGACCGCCCACTAGGGACATAAAAAAGCTCCAGTGGGCGTCTGGCATCATCTTTATAGAGATGAAACGGTTGCACGATCTCGTGTGCGAATATGAGGACGGAGTGGCTGTCAGCAAGCCTGTCGGCCGAGATGATCAAGAGGCGGCGGTGGCACCGATATGAAGATAGCATTGACCGAAAAACAGCGGGCCATACTCAATGAGATAAAGCGGATCAAGGCCAGCGGAAGGGAGCCAACGTTCGCAGAACTCGCCGAGAAGTTCAAGCAGACCGTGCCGAGCATCTACCACCACGTGCTTGCAATGCAGGCTAAGGGATATGTGGATCTTGAGTACATTGAAGTGGGGACTACCGGCAAGGCTGGCGGACGGCGGATTACCGTGCTTGAACCATCATACGCTAGCGACATGGTGAAGAGATATATCGAAAGCAACAGGAGGAAATAATGGCTGCATTGAAGCTGACAAAGGAAGATGCCGAATGGCTGGCAGAAAAAATGGATTCGTTGATGTATAACAATATCATATTCACAAAAAACTCAGACATTAAAAGATGGAAGACGCTCGCCGATAGAATCAAAAGATCCACTAATTCCATCAAGCCAAGGTCGGCCAAGAACAAGGGGGCCAGCTTCCAGAAGGACATGGCCGAGTTCATCTCGCGCGTGACCGGCGTTCCATTTGACAATCAAAGCGATCAAAGCGAGATTCTTTGCCGGACCATGGGATGCTCGGGTGTCGACATTATGCTTCGCGGTGAAGCAATCAAGCGCTTCAAACGGTTCGCCATCGAGTGCAAGAACCAGAATACCCTGTCGTTGCCCGATTGGATCAGACAGGCAAAGGCCAACTGTAACAAGGATGGGTATGGCGACTGGCTCTTGATGATAAAATCAGCGCTGATAGAAGACACCATTGTGGTGATGTCCCTTTCAGCGCTGGAAGAAAACTTCGATTGGCCTTTCAGAAAAACCGATCAGGATGGCAAGCGTTAGAAGTTTTAACATAGAGGCTTCGGTTATGGTCGTGCATCCGGTAACGGCCATGCCGATGCCTTCTCAGCATCCGAAGAAAAGTGTCAACGTACTTCAGTTTCAGCGCCGGGTTCAATTTTGACGCCGCGTTTTTTATCTCGTAGCCATAGAAAAACGTTCCTGGCTCCATGGCGTCGAACGCCATCATCGTTGCCTTGGTCAGGTTCGGAAGTTCCTTCAACCCCTTCCTTGACATACAGCTCCTCCTTAACCGCAGATTCGAGGCTACTTATGTAGCCTTTCAGTGAATTCATCCTGTCAAGCGTGCCGCCCCTGTTCTGGTCGGATGCCGACTTTATCCAATCATCATTCCACTTGTGGACCTCTACCCCCATAGCCTCATTGACTGATGGGACGTATCGTTTGTACTTCACTTCCGGCTTGACTGATGCAACTGTTTCATTCTTGATACGGTGTTTCTTGTTTTGACCAATAGTAGCAGGGGTTTTCTTCTTGCTTGAGTATAAGACTGATATCTCAAGAAGGGTGGCTCGGAGTATGAAAAACACCCATATGAGCACTGACACGTCAGATATGCGTAGCGCATCGGCGATTATCTGGAATGATGAAATAGATTCATCGGAAGATGATTGGGCTTTATATGCATCCAATTGTGCCTGATATTTATCCCTCAGCGCGATATGCTCGCTTAAGATCTGGTTTTCCTTGACGGGGGCCACCTCGTTGGAGGTATCGGCTATCCTTTTTTTCTGCGTGGCGATCGCGTCATTCTCGCTCTCGATGTTGGCCTTGAGCGTGGATATGGTCTCCGCGTCCTGGGTGCGGACTGACGCCCGGTTGGTCTCCATGAGCGAAGATCCGGCGAACGCGAAAATGGCAAAGGCTATGAAAAACGAGGCCATAATGCGCTTGCCGTCCTCCCAAAGCTGTAGCCGTTTGACATCGAATGCCACTCCGACGAGGCCGTTAAACCAGAAAAAGAAGGCGTTCGAGCCGGCGAGAGATGAGTAGAAAATGAAGCTGACGATCGCCGAAAGAATGAAACATATCGCCCGATTGGCGGCATACATGAACGAGACCGCTGTGCGCAGCCAATCTCGCCTGCTGGGTTCTGTTGGCTCGGGGGCCACGATATTCACTGGCGTAAACGGATGTTCATGCTTATTAATTTCTGCTTCCTGCTCAACATTCGGCATGACGGGGAGGGCATTTCCCATTTGTTTGTCTCCGTATGGGTCAAATCTGGTTGAAACATTCGTCCTTTTCATGCATTCAATGTAGCACCGATGTATTGTCATGTCAACAACATACTGTTGACCTGGCGACAATATCAGCGTATAAATTACCCGACAGGAGAGTAGTAGATGGCCAGAAAGAAGGGGACACTAGCCGACGAGCTGAAAAGCGAGAAGTATGCAATGGTCTGCTCAATGTGCGGCAAGCGGGCACCACGGGGTGTTGCGTTTACCAATGCAATATGTGGATATTGTGGCGGCGATCTCGTTGCAAAGAAGGATGACACACCGCCGCCCGTTCCTGCCCGCATCAAGCGCCCGAAGTCAACCGGCCTCCGCTCGCTCAAGGATTGCCTGATTGAGGCCGGGAATGTCGTTGAGACAATGCTCGATGAAGATGGAATGCCTTTTGATATATCGAAAAACGAGATAGCAGCACAGCTCATCATAGAAGAAGCCATGCCAATGGACACCGACCCGGACAGTCCGACATTCGGCCAGCGAATGATAGGCGACAGGCGGCTTCTTGAGCTGTGGATATCGACGACCGCCCCCAAGGATGGGGGAACCGGGCGAAACGAGCTGGAAGATGCGTTAAATGAGCTGGCAGACAAGCTTACGGCACGGAAGAACGCCGAGGCGGTGCCGGAATGCGAAACTGCAAAACCAGGCGAGGTGACGTTTGAAGCAGAATAGCCGGCTATCAGAACTGCAAGAGCATTACTTTTCTCGGCCATATGATTTTGTAGTAGATATAATCGGAGGGAAGCCATCGCCACAGCAGAAGAAGGTGCTCGATGCTATGGGGCAGTCGGCTCTCGATCGCAAGCCGGTAGCCGTAAAGTCTGGCCACGGAACCGGCAAGACATGCCTGGCATCGTGGGTGATCCAGTGGTATCTATTCACCCACCCATACTCAAAGTGCGGAGTCACGGCACCCACTGAGCGCCAGCTCAAGAATGGACTATGGGGTGAGCTTTCAAAATGGACATCAAGATCGCCAATTCTCCAGTCGTTCTTCAAGTGGAAGACGGAGACATACGAGGTAAAGGGATACGGCATCGTGTGGGCAGCCGAGATGCGCGCCGCGTATCGCCCCGAAAACCTTGCCGGATTGCATGGCGAGGGTGGGACGCTGATGGTTGTTGATGAAGCCTCTGGTATCATCAACGACGAGATATGGGATACCATCATGGGCGCGTTGTCCGATGTTGGATCAGTACTTCTCATGATCGGCAACCCAACACAGATTCGCGGACATTTCCATCGCCAATTCGCCGACAAGAAGTCGAACGCCAGACAGCTCACCCTGTCATGCCTTGAGCCTGGATATCGCGGAGACCCAGGCTTTCCGAAGGAGATTGAGGACAAATACGGGAAGGATTCAGACCAATACAGGGTCCGTGTGAAGGGTGAATTTCCGATAGATTCGCCCGACGCTTTTATGAAACTAAGCTGGCTCCAGGACTGCTACGATCGCCCGTTCTCCCAGTCATTGACCCCAGTCGTGGCAATCGACCCTGCCGACATGGGTGATGATGACAGCGAGATAGCGGCTGGCACCGGATATCGCCTGCGGTATTGGAAGACGCTGCGAGGGGAGACTGATGGCATGATGAACGCGCAGGCAGTGCTGATAGCGGTCCACTATCTGCGCGAGAACTGCAAGGAGTTCGGGTTCCATGAAGATGTCACCATTCAGGTGGTTGTTGACTGCACCGGCCCTGGAACATCAACCCGCGACCAATTGAGGCAATTCGAGGTGGCCGAAAACATCAAGGTCCATGCTATCCACTCGGCCGAGTCAGGAGACGCCGAATACGCCAAGATGAGCGATAGGCTGTGGGGAAACATGAAGTCACTTATCCGCAATGTATCCATTCCGTATTACGCCGGGCGCAAGAGGAAGATGCATGACGGGTTTGACGATGAAGAGTTTTTCGAGGAGCTTGAGGATCAGGTGTGCGGCAGGAAATACGAGATCGGGGCCTCTGATGGCAAGATCCATCTTGAGAGCAAGGCAGACCTGAAGAAGCGCGGAAAATGCTCACCCAATATGGGTGACGCCCTGGCCCTATATCTATATCCGTTTATGAGATACGGCCTTGACAACCGGCCAAAGAAAGGTCAAGCTACATCGTTGAAGGTCCAATACTAAGGGGCGATCATGGCACTTAATTTTTTCCACCGGGGCGGGAAAAAGAATAAAAGCGAGTTGACCACGACCCGCCTGTATTCATCGCCCCCCGAATATGATTTTTCAAAGCGCAAGGTTCTTGATACATCAACCATCAGGTCTATCGCCAACAACACGCACGCTGACTACAAGCTGTCGGCGTCAGTCCTTATCTGCGGAGTGAAGGCGATAAGGGATTACGTGGATGCACCAGTCATCAAGATTGATGGATCTAAAAAACTTTCCGACAAGATCAAGAAGGGAATTGACGACATCTATATCACCGTCCACAAGAAGGCGCTGTTCGAGGGCAACTTCTTCATATGGTCGACATTCAATTCAAAAAAGAATCGACTTGAGCATGTCTTTTTCAATTATGAAGATTGCGACAGGTCGTATTTCGACATAGACACCAAAGAATTGAAGGCTATCCGATTCAGGCAGCGCATAACATATCTTGATGGACAGGGAAACGAAAAGACGACCGTCCGCGTCAAGATGTTTGACGAAAACACGATCACCACAACATACGATGGAGACATACCGCCAGGTCAAAAGTCGTATGATTTGTATGTTCACAACTATGGTCGATTACCGCTCAAGTACTGGACATATGGCAGGGACGAGGGCGAGATCGAAGGGCACGGACTGACGGAGCCATGCGAGCCGTACCTCGCGGTACTTCATGACATCATCCTCAACAGGGCAATCGAGGATAAGCGGTCGTCGCGCAAGAAGTACGTGATAACCGCCAATGATCCGCAGCAGTGGATCGACAACACCAAGACTATCAACGGAATAGCCGGCGACAATGATGCGCCGATAAACCTTGAAGACCTCGATGTATTCTTTAATTCATATGGCGAGGGTGGCCAAAAAGAAGAGAAGACGGCCTATCTTCAGCCAGGCCAGTCTGCCGCCGACTCCATACAGATCGCCAAGCTCGCATTCATGAATATCATCGAGATACTTCGGACTCCCGAATGGCTGTTTCCCCCAAAGCTTGGGGCGTCGTTCGCCTCGGCCTCAGTCCAGGTTCCGGCATTCATTCAGCTTATCGACATCACGCGCAAGGAGTTCTCGCCACAGTGGGTGGAGCAGGCTTCTATTGACGCCATGGTCCTTGGCCGCGCATCGCTCACCTCGGAGCCCGACAGCATCACCTGTTCGTGGAATCGCATAACGCTGGAGAACGCCGAACTCAGGGCGAAGATCGTCAACTACATGGTTGCCTCGATGAAGATAGCCAAGGAATCCATGCTTATGGACGATGAGGAGATAAGGGATTACATCAACTCATTCATGGGAAGCCTCAAGGATTTCACCAAATTCAGCGAGGCAAAGAAGGCAATGCTCGCAGATCTGAAGAAGATGAAGACGGCACAGGGGCCGGCACGCGCCACACCCGGAGCCAAGGGTTCATCGGAAGGGGCCATAAATAATGAAAACAGAACGAAGAAAAACAAATAGGGCCAGATTCCTGGCCACGCAACCAATAGTCTGGCTGTCCATCGCGTGCGGAGTTATAGCAACCGCATGCGTGGTGTCGTGGAAACTTCACAGCTTTGCGGGCACCGCGATCTCGGCGTTCGTCCTTGCATATCTGTTCATAAAGCTGAAGGGTTCGTTTTTCTATGTAAGCAACCGCATGAAGATGTACACTCTTTTCTCTGAGGCAATGGAGGCGCTGGGATTCGAGCGCGTGGCTCCGGTGATGGCGAAATATATGGACACCATATGCGGACGGTTTATCGCAAAATCGGTATTGCGCGATACCGGGAAGCTGGAAATGTGGCCAATACTCAAGAAGAAGGCCAAGCTTGTCCCGAAGGAGGACAGGCTTGACAAGATAAGAAATATGGACAATTACTTATAGGAGAAGGATGATATGGCACCAAAGACTGAGACCAGGCAGGCTATCTTCATTTCCGCGCAGTACGCCGAGCGTCCCACGCCGAACGCCGACATGGAGACCATCAATTCGGTCGAGATGTCTGCCGCCAATAAGAAGCGGTTCGAGGTGCTATCGAAAGGTGACGATGCTCCTTTCGAATTCGTGCAGGAAGTCAGGTTTGGCGAGAAGTATCCCGCGACGAATGGTGACATCTATACCGAAGCGTGGGCTAAAAGCTACGCCAAGAAAGCCAACACCATGCCGCTTCCCGAATCTAAAAACGGGCACACCGCGCTCTCTGCATGGAAGGAGCATC